CAGTCATAGACATGAGTTTGGAGAATTTACAATTTTGGAATTGCATGGATTATGGGGTAACAGCAATCAACAAAGGTTTTGTTTCTTCAATGGACTGTGAGATCTTTACGAGAGATCATGGCTTGATGAGAGGTCAATACTTGTTTACATTAGACAACTACCATGCAAACATCGATGTGATAGATAATAATGTGAGCGAAACTCCCCAGGAGCACAAATCGCACAATTGCATCGCATTGAACAACGGTCAGTATGCATTGTATCCTAATAATAGGATGCGTCTGTACGACCTCTCTATCACCCCTGAGGACCCACAATTCCCCGACTTCAAGGTTTCTACCATAGAATACCAAGTTGAGGCTGGGATCGATTGGGGACGCCTTGGAGACACTGATGATTATTTCTGGCAAACATCAAAGGAGAAAGAAAATGGACAAGAGAGTAGACAAGAGTGAAGAGTTCATAAAGGATGGAATGACATTAATTACTGAGATTGACAGCGAGCGTCATCTTAAAAAGGCGAAGAAGATGAAGAACGAAGAGAACGATGGTTTCTTCGATAATCAAGAGGAATGGGCAGACGGCTTCTGTGGTAAGTGATAAATAGATTCAGCCTATTGCTGTGTCTAAATGCCTACGTTCCAGACGTTTAAAGACTTAAGCGTCACGTTTAAGAAGCATCCTGTTAGCGATGACATCGTAACAGTGAAGGACAAGGCAGCTATCGTTCAGGCGATTACTGCCTTGCTTCTTACTAGAAAGGGTGAGAGACCATTTCAACCAGATTTGGGATGTGGTATTTACGCTACGTTGTTTGAACCACTTGATTACGCCACTGCTGGTATGATCAAAAATGAGGTTGTAACGGTTTTAGCGCAATACGAACCACGTATTGACGTTGAAAATTGCATTGTTACACCTGATGAACAGAACAACGGTTATGAAGTAGAGTTATTCTTCAGAATTGTTGGTCGAAATGACACACCAGTGGCAGTAGACTTCTTCTTAGAGCGTACACGATAATGCCATATACTCAGGTAGCAAATTTAGACTTTGAAGATATCAAGTCAGCTCTGAAGGATTACCTCAGAGCAAATTCTGATTTTACCGATTATGACTTTGAGGGATCGGCATTAGCGACACTCATCGACACACTCGCCTATAACACGTACTACACGGCGTTTAACACCAACATGGTGGTCAATGAACTATTCATTGACAGTGCCACCATCAGGGACAACGTAGTAGCGATTGCGAAGCAGTTAGGTTACAGACCCAAGAGTGTTACTTCCCCAACGTCAAGTATTTCATTTTCTGTCACATACAGAAATCCAACGACTGATACCGAGCTTATCTTGAAGAAAGGTTCTGGTTTCATTGCATCGTATGACAATACAATCTATCAGTATGTAACTCCATCTGATGTTACGGCACAGATTATCAATGGTACAGCGACATTTGAGGATGTCACCATTCGTGAAGGTACATTACTGACAAATACATTTACTGTCGATAACTCACTATCAAGTCAGAGATTTATCCTTGATAATGTAGGAATTGATACAAATACAATTAGAGTTCGTGTATTCCCTGGTGGTAGCAGCTTTAGCGAACCTTTTGTACTTGCAGACAATATCCTAGGTGTAGACGGTAGTTCTAAAGTTTTCTTCATTGATGAGATTGAAGATGATCGTTTTGAGATCATCATGGGTGATGGTGCATTAGGTAAGAAGCTTGAGAGTGGTTCTAGAATTGAAGTTTCATACTTGACGACTGCTGGTCCTGCATCAAATGGTGTTAGAACATTCGTCTTCACTGGTGTCTTAGAGAACCCCGATGGTGTCTCACCTGCTAACTTTGATGTCAACGTCCTATCAGCGGTTCGTTCATCGGGTGGTGAGGAGAAAGAGGCAACAAAGGCAATCAAGTTCAATGCACCTAAGTTATACGGCGCACAAGACCGTGCAGTGACCTCACAGGACTACGAAGCGATCGTTAGGAAGATCTACCCCTCTACCAGTGATATCATCATCTACGGCGGCGAGGAGGCGGTTCCACCGCAGTATGGTAAGGTGTTCATTGTTCTCAAGCCTAACGATGCATCATACCTAACTTCTCTCACTAAGAAAGATATTACAGAAGAACTGAAAAAATATGTTGTTGCATCAGTAGAACCAGAGATTATTGACCCATCTGTACTGTTTGTAGAGATGACTAGCAAAATTTACTACGATCGTGGTATTACTGATAAAACACCTGCACAGATTAGAGACCTTGCTATTAACTCAGTACAGCAGTATATTGACAATACCGACACTGAGAAGTTCAATGGCAAGTTTAGATACAGTAAATTTGTAGGTGTTATTGACGATGCAGACAGATCGATCAACTCCAACTTAACAAGCGTTATGATGAGAAAGGATTTCTATCCTTCACTCAACTCAAGCTTCTATTATGAGATTTGTTTCCAGAACGAATTTGACCAGGATTGTGATGAACCAGTCCTGTCGTCAACTGGATTTAGGGTCACTGAGTATCCTAATTTTGATGTATACATTGAAGACAGGGATGGCAAAATTGTCCTATATAGACTAGACGCTGTAACTGCTGAAAAAGTTGTACTGAACAGCGATATTGGCGATATTGATTATGCCAAAGGTGAGTTAAAAATGTATAATTTGACTATTATCAAAGGTTCATTCTTTGACAATAGAATTTCGGTTAGGGTAAAACCACTTCGTAATGACATTCAAGCCCTCCGTGAGGTTTACCTCGATGTTGATGTGGCAAATTCCAGTTTCACTGCATACAAAGAGTAATTAAATGGCTGCTAAGACGAAGAGAATTTCTACTCTAATCGAATCTCAACTACCTGAGTTTATTACTACTGAGTATGAATTGTTTGGTCAATTCGTACAGAAGTATTATGAGCAGCAGGAAGTACAGGGTGGCGTCTTAGATATTGCTAATAACTTCCTAAAGTATCGCGATATTGATTTCTATGAGAAGAAAATTCTCAAGGAAAATGATACTCTTTCTGCTAACATTAGTGAAACTGATGATACCATTGTTGTACTGGATGCCAGTTCGTTCCCAGAGAACAATGGTTACATTAGAATTAATGATGAAATCATTTTCTACGAAGACAGAAATCAAACTACCTTCTTCAATTGCTCTCGTGGTGTAAGTGGAAATACCACTTTAGGTGATCTATATGATGCATCTAAATTTGAGAGCACAAATGCTGCTGCTCACAATGCAGGTTCTACTGTACATAATGTCAGCAACCTGTTCTTGTATGCTTTCATCAAAAGCTTCGAGAACCAGTATCTAGGTTCTTTCCCAGAGAAGTATCTCAGGGGTGAAGTAGACAAGAGAACCCTTATCAAGAACATTCAGAAGTTCTATAAGGCAAAAGGAACTGCAAGTTCAATCAAGTTTATCTTCAATACCATTGTTACAAAGGATCTTGAGAATAAACCAGAAGTATACAATCCAAAAGACTTTACTTACAAAGCATCTACATCTGATTGGATCAATGTATATGCTCTAAAGTGTAAGATTGTATCTGGTGATCCAAAATCACTAATTGGTAAGAAAATTGTACAGCAACCATCTGAAGAGTATGGTTATGCCTCTGCTACTGTTGATAATGTCAGAGCAGATGGCACAAAGGACGGAGAAGTAATCTATAACATCATTCTTGCACCAGAAACTGTAAATGGTGAGTTTGGTGTCTCAACAAAGACAGAACTAGAAAAAGATCTTACTATTAACGCAAACCGTGTTAACGTCCATTCTACCTTAGGATGGAAAACCACTGGTTCTATTCTTATTGATGAAGAAATCATTGAGTTTGACGACAAGACAACTACTCAATTCGTTATCAAGAACAGACCAGCACCACTACCTCACTCTAGAGGTGCTTCTGTATACAAACCAGTTAACATTACTGGTCAGAATGTTGTATTGCTAAGCCTTGGTGTTGTATACAATGCATCTGTAAAGAGTGGTCAACCATTCTCTGCAGTTGGTGATAAGTTACAAGTATCAAATCCTGGATTTGAAACATCCGATGTTACTATTGTAAACACAGGATCAAATACTCCAAGATGGAACCTCAACGTCGTTCCAGATATTTCTGCTACAACAAACACTGCTATTTCAGGTCAACTAGAAGAGATCAAACCAAACGTATCTTCTATCTTTGGTGATGATCAGTATTACTACATTACCAGTTCTAGTTTCCCATCACACAATATCTTAGATAGAACTGCTGCACAGACTGAAACTGTAAGGGATCAGAAAATCCTTAGAATTATTAGAAAAGAACCTATTGCAACAACTGAGAGATACAAAACACCAAAGAGAGATGTTGGTCTTCTACTAAATGGTGTTCCTCTGTATAGTTACAAGGATCTTGAAGATATTCAATATGGATTGCTAGAAAAGATTACTGTTGCTAACAGAGGAAGAGGATATGTATCTGCTCCTTATGTTCTAGTCAATGGTCTTGCTAATAGAGCAAAAGCAGTCCTTGTCGGTTCATCTATCGATAGAATTGAAGTAAACACTACTAATTCATACACCAATGTACCTAACATCGAAGTTACCTCTGGTAGAGGTGGTGTTGGTAAAGCTATCGTAACTGATGGTGAGATTACTAGCATTCAGGTAGAAAACCCTGGAGAATTTTATTCTTCTCCTCCAATCGTCAGAATTACAGATCTCCAAGGTAAAGGTCGTTTTGCTGATTTTAGTGCTGTTATAGACCCAACTGGTAAGATTACAGAGTTTGTTCAAAACGCTCCTGGTAATCTATACACACAGCAAAATGTTCGTGTTGACATTATTGCCGTTGGTCAAGATGGCAGTGCTGTCCCAACACTTAAGACTTGGACATTTAACAGATATGAGAAGCTTAAATCGGTTTTAGACACCAGCAATGGTCAACTGTTTGAAAACTACGATCCAACACTGTATTTTGGATATGGATGTGTTGCAAACCCAATATCTCTACGTCAAGAATTAAATGACAATATTACTGGTTCTGGACAAGAACCTGCTGTATTAACCCACTCACCTATTCTTGGATTTGCTTATGATGGCAATCCAATTTATGGTCCATATGGTTATGTTGACCCAACTGACCCACAATCTGGTATCCGTAGAATGGATAGCAGTTATGTTTTAAAAGAAAATCGTCAGGGTGGTCCAACTTTAGCAAATTATCCTATTGGATCATTCATTAATGATTATGAGTATCAGCATAGAACTGGTTCCCTAGATGAGAACAATGGTAGGTTCTGTATCACCCCAGACTACCCAGAAGGAACGTATGCATACTTCATGACACTAGATGCAGACTTAAATCCTGCATTCCCATATACTGTTGGTGATAACTTCTATTCTCTTCCTGTAGATAGTAACTACAATTCTAACATCAATCAAAATGATGTTCCCAAAAACTCCAAGAGACTATTTGTTCCTGGTATGCAGGGCAATGGAGAAGGATTGCTTGCTACTATTAACACTGTAAAATCAGGTACTGTACAAGGTGTTGAAGTAGAACAATCATCAGATAACTTCTCGGTAAACTCTAAGATTTTCTTCGACAACCAAGGAACAGATGGATTTGATGCTGAAGCAGTTGTTTCTTCGGTTGAAGGAAAACCTGTTTCTTACTTACAATCTAAAGAAGATAAAGTAGTCAAGCTTACAACAATTCAGAGTGCATACCTATTTGAAGATGACTTCCTAAGACAACCTTCTTCTGGTGCGTCTGGTCAAATTGTTGGTACTGTACAGAATGATAACCTAATTGTTCTTAAGAATGTTGTTGGAACATTTGACAACACAGGTACATTCTCTGCTGATATCAAAACTTTCACACTATTCCTCGATCAGGACAGTTCTTACACCAAAGGTGCTATTGTAAGCCTCACTGATGGTATTAATGATCCAATTGCAACTGGAGAAGTTCTTGAGGGAACTAGCAGACAAAACTCTGTTGTGATCAAGGTTCTCAGCGGTACGTGGATTATTGATGAGACTTACACCTTGAGATCTGACAACCTGTTCAACACAGTAGGATCTAGAATTGTTGTTATCACATCACTTAGTGATAATCTCAACCCATTTGATGTCAATCAAAGTGTTGCGTTGATTGAAACTACCGAAAACCATGGTCTGGGTATTGGTGACAAGGTAACTATTGATATCAATCCAGATGATGCTACTAAAACAAAGACTTATTACCTGAGAAAGAGATTATTCCAAAATGTAACGTTTATTACACCAAGCGAAAATACGTCAATCACAGATACTGGTCTTGGTAGATTTAAGATCTTGAATGGCGGTGCTTTCTACACTGCAGGTAACTATACAGATGTTCCTTTGACTGGTGGATCTGGAACTGGTGCAAAGGCAACAGTTCGTGTATCTGATGCTGGCATTGTAAACCTTGTTACTATTACTGATAAGGGATCGGGTTACAAGAGAGGCGACTACTTAGGTGTTGATGATGAACAACTCGTAAGATCTCAAGGAAATGATGCTGTAGCAAGCACTCAAAGGCTTGTTCTTTATGTTGCTCACGTTGGTTTTGCTAAAGGTGAGTTGATCCTGAATGTTGACAATGCCGATGGATTTGCTGATAACGATTTAATTCAAATTGGCGAAGAAGTTGTCAAAATTGTTGATATCAGTGGTAATGCATTCCTTGTAGAAAGAGCACAAGAAGGATCAGAAGACATTGATCACTTTGATGGTGAAAGTGTATCTCTCTACAAACCAACATATCACTTTACACCAAATTATGAGATTGCTCCTGGAAATGCAGGGTCTGGATTTATTAGATCTTACGATCAAGCAACACAGACTGCTTTAATCGAATTCAACTATTCAGCTACTCCACAGACTGCATCTGTATTATCTACTGGACAAAGATTTTTTGATCCTGGCAACCCACAGAGACTTGTAACAGTTGCAACTGTTGAAGAACCTGTTTATAAGTATGAGTTCTCTGAAGACAATGTAACTTTTGTCACAAATCCAAATATCCAAATTCAAGAGTTCTACAAGTACGTTTTTGATACATCACACTCATCTCTAACTGGAACTTTCTTTGAACTAAGCCCAAGCACTGGATATTCTCTCCTGACACTCGAAAAAATTGATTCTGCTATTGCTCCTGGTAATCCTGGATCATTTAGTGATGTCAAGTTTGGTTTTGGTCCTAGAACTGTCAATAACGACTACTCTGAAAAAGTAGGAACAAACTACACTAACTTCTACTATTTTGATAAGAATGGAATTGTAGATGCAGAGCAACAATATTTGTCTCTGATCAATGATCCTCTTCAGGGAGAGAAAGTAGTAACATATGTTACCAGAAATAGATTTGTCTATGATGTTACATCAACACCACTATTCGACGGTTCTGGTACTATTTCATACACAACTTCTGGACAGTTTGCTGTTGGAAGAATTAATTCAGTTGGTGTAATCAACTTAGGAAGTAATTACAAAAGACCACCAATCATTAGTGGTGTAAATCCATCAGCACCATTTAAAGCTACTGCAACAGTATTGTTTGATGACTTAGCAAATGTCATCACTGGAGTTAAAATTGACACCTATGGTTTGAATTATTCAAAACCAATTGCTTTGGTTTCTGGTAACGGAACTGGTGCTAGGTTCCAAGTAACTACCAGAGATGACGGAAGTCTATTTGCGATTAATATTATTAGTGCAGGTAGGGGTTATACAGAGACACCTACAATTGAAATCGTTGAAAGTGACGTTCGTTTATTTGTTGAAAGTAATAACATTGGTGTTCCTTCAAGTGTTTCAATTCAAAACAATGGTGGAGCATATCATTTAGACAATACAGTATCTTCTACTGTTACTTCTAAGTATACTGTTTCTACAACCAATAGATCAACCAAAGGTTTTATTGGTGGAGAGAAAGTAGTTCAAGTAATTGATGGTGAGATTGTTTTACGAGCAGTTATCTCGGAAATTACACCAGGATCAAACTTAATTAAGTTAGAGCAAGTACGTGGCATTGTTAGAGAAGGTGTACAACTAAGAGGTGTCATCTCTGAAGCATTTGCTACAGTCAAGACTGTATTTGTTACAGAATTTGATACCGAGATTACAAGCTTCTACGATAACATTGGTTACTATACTTCTGATAGAGGTAGAGTTAGCACACAAAACCAAAGACTAACTGATAGTTTCTTCTATCAGGATTACTCTTATGTTGTCAAATCTAAGACATCAATTGAGCAGTGGAGAGACTTAATTAAGTCTACTACACACCCTGCTGGTTTTAAACTGTTTGGTCAAGTTGATGTTGAAACTGATAGTTCAGTCACAATGCCAGATGGAAGAAATAATGAATCTTCTTCCTTCTCTACGATTGAACTCTGGGATCCTGAGAAAAATAAGATTACATCACGTTTTGAAAAACAGGTTGTTACAAACACTATTGTTAAGGTAGAGAATACTAGAATTCGTAAGACTGCTGGATCAGCATCCTCTTCTGAATTTGATTTTGCTTCTTTGACAGCAACAGATGTTAGAGTTTACAATTTAACTCCTGGTTTCTATGATGATGTAATTGCTGACGGAAAGCCTTGGTACATTAAAAATCCATTCAATGGAGTTGCTGCTGAAGACTTCTTAGGCGGTGGCACTAATACTGGTATTTTAGGAGATACTGTATTCCAGTTAAGAAATGATAGGGATGAACCATTTACTCCATATAGTGCAGAAAACTTAATTGTAACTCTAGATGGTATTTTACAAGAACCTGGAGTTGCTTATACTGTAAATCAAGATAAGATTACATTTGCACAACCTCCTCTCGGAACATATCAAAAACTATCAGGATCATCTCAAAATTCCTTGTTTGAATACAAAGGAACTAGATTTACTGCTAGACATATTGAATTCAAGGATGCGTCTTATAATGATA